AATACCATTTCATGGCTTATTTTCTCTGGCCGCAGGCTTCCGAATGCGGGCACCCAATATGCATTTAGATGACGGACATAAATGGCATGCGTGGAATGCTCCAAGCTCCGAGCGGAGAGGGTGACCCATACCCTCGACCACTCAAGGAAGGTGCGCATGCCAGCCTCGCTCTCTGGCTGGTGTTGCTGGAGGTGTTTGTAGTCGGGGAAGTGCGCCGCAAAGCTGAAGGTGCCGTGCTTTATTTCTTCGACTATGGTGGCTCGCACCCGAGCCGCATGTTTGAGGTTTGCGGCAGTGGGGCGAAGATCAAGCGTAGGAGAGACCTGTTTCCCATTCCAGGTGAAACGAACCTCTATGCGGTCGCCTCGCGGTCTAACACCTCCTGTCGTTGCTTTGCGGCCCATTGGTTGTAACCTTCCATATCAATCAAAATATTATTGTCCGGGGCGCGGACGTATTCCTTGCCTTCAATCCAAACTCCCCGGTGAATCTTCGTCTCAACTGCGCGATCAGAGTATCCAGTCTCTGCGCAGAATTTGACAATGCGTACAAATCGTGCGGCCATCATGGCTCCTTTCGCATCTTGTTCACCTTGCTCAGCGCCCGCTTCGCGGTGATGAGGTGCTGGCTTTGCACCTCATGCTGTGCTTGGTCTACGTCATTCTTAAACCCGTCGCGCTTCCATTCGCGCAAGACGGTCGCCATCCAGTTAACGGCATGCCAAAGGGCTGTCGTTTCGGCCTTGGCCAACCTGGTCGGGCCTGCAGTTTTCTGCTCGGCCTGCAGCGTTGTGGTTGTCCTGCTGGTCATCGTTTTTCCTTTTCTTTGCTGGGCGTGGTGGCTGGCGGTGCTGCGCGTGCCCTGCGCTCCGCAATCTCTTTGAGGATGTCAAAGGGCGAGCCAGTACGCTGCGGCGGTGGTGGTGGCGGCAGGTCCTTTGCTTCCATCGGGGCATTCATGGCTTCAACTCCAGACGCATGGCGTTCAGGAAGTGCGGCGACAGCGCACGAGCTTCCTCGGGCGTGAATCCCGACACGGTAATAGTCCGGTCTTTCGAATGGCGAAACTGCGCAAAGGCGCTGCCATCGTCTTGCTCACCCACGGCCGCCAGCTGGCCCACCAGAAACAGGCCCTCCGCACAGCCGACAACGTGGCGCCGGTAAATGTTCTTCACGTAGCCATGCACGGTGGTGCGCGCCCATTCATCGGGTGGGATCGGCTTCCACTCGCGGCCTTCTACGGTGGCCATGTGCGCCTCCAACTGGCCGTTACGACGATGCAGGTTACGCACACCGGTAAAGGCCGAGGTGAATGGGAAGCGCCCGGGTGGGCCTACCACTTCACCTGCTGGCGCTCGGCGGTGTATCAGATAGAGCCCTTCACCCCGGTACTCACGCACATCGAAATCAATCTCCAGCACATCGTCTCGATCCGCATAAGGCCAGGCAAGACGGTCCGAGTCCTTCACCAGATGGATGCCACTGGCATGGCCGCCGGGAGCTGTTCTCGCTTCGTCCTGCGGGATGGTTTCAACGGCGCACGCTGGCGCTTTGACCGCTCTGCGCGGCCTGGTCATTACTGCGTCCATGGGTTACCTCTTCAGAGACTTGCTGCGCGGCTTGTAGACCTCGCGCACCATGCCGAAAACTTCGATGTTGGCCAGCAACTCTGGGGTGACAATGCGCCAGGTCTGCCCATCGCCGTGGATGGTGGGATCAGCTATCCACAGCTCACTATTGGGGAGGGACTGAAAACGCCGCACCCCATACCAGCTGTAATCACCCGAGTGGCGATAGGCAATCAGGTACTCGGCATCGCCTTTGATGCGCCGCTGGTCAAAGTCCACCTCAATTACATCGTGGGCGCTGATGAAGTCCCCGAACAACTGACAGTGCGTCTGCAGGAGGTGCAGACCTCGGCACTGTGTCAGTTGCTCCCGCGCCCCCATTGGCGCCACGACAGTAGCCTCGACGCCCTGCGAGGCTGGGCGCTTAGGAGCGGCCGTGGTTTTGAATGTAGCTACAGCATTCATGGAGCTGCTCCGGCGTCGCGTTCAGCGGCAGCCTTGCGGATGGCTTCCTTGCGGGGCTTGTCATGCAGCAAGTAGTGGTCGACCACCTCTTTCCCGCGCTTGTTGAGACGGTCGTATACCGGATGCTGGCGCAAGGGAGTGGCCGAGACCACCACTTGCCGGCCGGTTTCATCTTGCACGGTGAATTGATCGTCTTCTCCCTGACTGCCAAACGAGGTTCCGATGTGAGTAACCGACCCAATCAGAGTGTCCAGCAGGTCAGGATTCAGGCAGACCTGGGAATAGCTTGTTGACCACATGGCATGGGCCTTGATGATGAAAGCATCCGGATACTCCGGCTTCAGTTCATCAAGTGCTTCAGACGCCTCAAGCAAGGATTCGTGGCGCAGGGAGAGGCGCGAGCCTTTGCTGGTCCAAATCTCAAACCGGAAGCGTGAGCCAGAGCCTTCTGCAATGCTCAGCCACTCGCTGAGGTGGTTTGACTTCTGGCGATGCTCGTCGTAGGAACTTTCATGACGGCCCTGGTCTTTCAGGCGATCGATTGCCCATTGAGGGAGGCGCTCCAGTCCTTCCCGAGTTCCATTTGCAGCGCCTTCATCAGCCAGCAGCAGGCTGTCGATAATCGACCACCAGTGCAATCCCGTGTTGTGTATGCTCTCCAGGAGGTCCCGTGCTTCGATGGGCTCGGGCGCAGCTGGCGCAGCGCAGCGCATAGGCGGCTGAGGGCGAGGATTGCGGCCTTGCTTGGGGTTGACGCGTGCCTCAGTGGTGTTTTCCGTCGAACGAGGGATAATCTCGGTCATGATTCGGTCCTTGTGAAAAGAGTGGCGGGTCTAGAAGTCCAAGAGCAGGTGAGATGGCTCTTGGACTTCGCCTTTGTGGGTCATGCTGCGGAGCTTTGTGGGCCCCCGGGTGCAGCGCGGCTGGAGGTCTTGCGCTTGGTTGCTTCGGCGGGCAGGTTGTCGCGCACCACGTTGACGACAGACTCATACCAGTCGATCTGCAGTCCGGAATGATCGTTCTCGGCTTTGTAGTCGTGGATCTCGCCAAACTTGGTGCCGGCCTCGGTCAGAACGTAGCCGTCTTCTACCTTGCGCTGCAGACCCAGCGCCAGCAGCACCTTGTTCACTGCTTGGCCGCTCACCTTGGCCCGGCCTGTCTGCTTTTCAATGCGCTGCCCGATCTGGGTAGGGTTCAAGTGAACCATCTGATCCAGCGGCAGTGCGGGGAGGGCGCGGCGAAAGTCGCTGAAATCCAGGCCCGTCTGCTCGGAGAATGCTTTGAGCTTGGCGGCCGCCAGTCGGCCAAGTCGGATGCCCGGCACGTTCTTGATGGCATCGCCTACGAAGTTGATGAGCTTCACCTGCTCCAGGGCGGTGCGGCCGCGAATGCGGGCAGGCTTTGAGGGGGCTGCCAGTTCCTTGGCGCGGAAGTAGCCGGTGACCACCTGGCGTTGAACCTGCCAAGCCAGGTCGTCCGTGAAGGGCTTGACCAGCATGGTGTATCCCTGCTCGCTGATTAGGATCACTTTGCCAGGCGTGCCACCTTGAGGGCGCTCGATCCCAAGCGTACGTATTACGTCCGGCTGGTCGAGCTCGAAGTAGTCTTCGCCTTCAACGAGGCGGTGTTTATGCTCGTTGAACGTGCGGCGTGCTGTCCCCTCCGGGCGCGCATGCACCTCATCAATCTGTGCGAGTGTGGCCACGCGCTGACCCTGGTACTCGATCACCTGCAGGTCGGTGTCGTTGATCTTCACAATTTTGCTCATGGCGGGGTTCCTTTCTGCGCGTCTGGCGCTTGGGGGCGGGTTGATTCAAGTCTGACAATCACTTCAGCGGTGAGGCTTCGGCGTTGGGCGTCGGCTTGCTCTTGAAGCCATTGCTTAAGCTCCAGAGGCAGCCGCACTTTGAACTGTCCGGTGTCTGCGTTCTTAAGCATCTGCTGCTCCTTGGTTGGACCACCGTGGTCCGTTAATTAAATGTACACCACCGTGGTCCATTTTTAAAATTCCTTTCTTGTCGAAGGGGTCTTTGCACCACCGTGGTCTATGATGTTGAGATGAGCCGCGACGACCCCCAAATGAAAATCCGCCTTCCCGAGGCGCTAAAGACTCAAATTGAGGAGTCTGCTGCTGAGGCCGGCAGAAGCTTGAATGCCGAGATCGTTGAGCGTTTAACGCGCTCATATCAAGCTGATGACTCGTTTCCTGAGAGCACGGCAATACTTCGTACCATGGCGACTTATTTAGCTATGCGTCACGATCACCCTGAAGTCATGGCTCCAATGGAGACATCGATGCTCGAGCTAGCTCGGAGCATCAGAAGGACCCCTGAGGATGAGAAGCTCTTTGACGCCACAGCGCCGTCAATTGCTGAATACGTGGGGCACTTGGTTGCTGCTGTTGATCGCGTAACAGCTCTGTTGGGGCCTGGCTGGGCCAAGAAGAAAGAGCCCACAACGAAATCTTCGTAGCGTTAAGGAAACACTGTCCTCTCAACACATCCCGACTGATAGTCGGATGGTTGCGAAGCCCGCCACTCACTCCATCCATGCTCTGGGCTCCAGCGTTCTACGCGCAAACGAATGGTGGGAACGGGCCCCGGTATCACGAACCACTCTTGAGGATTGGCGCCTTGCAAGCGTCCTGCATGCTCAAGAGCGCGCTGCATCTTCGGGCTCATGCGCAGGGCTTTTTGAACGGCATGCCAGGGGATCAATCGTGGATCGTTCTCAGGCACTCCAATTCGTACCAGGCCGCCTAACTTTGACTGCTCTTCCATCGTGAGGGTCCGCAATCCGGCACTGGTTTGGACGGCCTTCAGAGCAGTGGGCTCACAGTGCTGATTGCGCGAGAACCAGACAGCTGGCTTCTCACGCGCTGGCACATTGGCACTGGCTGGTAGGACCTCGCCGCAGGCCAAGATCAAGCCGGCGTTCGTCGCAGTGGTGTAATGCCAAACCGATTTCATTTAGCGTCCTCTGCAGGCCATCCGCCGGCGATCAGGTTGCGCAGAATGTCCTGGGTTTCGTTACGATCCATCCCGTCTTTGTCTTCTAAGTGCTGGTACACCTGCAGAGCTTCTTCCTTGGAGCGAGGCGGGATCTTGGCCAGCATGGCGAAGCAGTAGTCGTCATGGGCGCGGCCTGCAGGGTCGGCGTCACTGGTGTAGATCGAAAAGACGTTCCGCAGACAGTAGAGCGAGTCCCAATAGTCCTGCTCATAGAGGCAGTCGGCAAGCGTATGCGGTACAAGCTCTGGGCGCTTAGTGAAGCGTGCAGCCGCCTCCTCTGGGTCATACTCGCCCCAGTCCTTATCGCGCTTGAGTCCCCGCATGGCCTTTTTGCAGAGCGTCTCCGCTGGCGTCCTCTCGAACAGCGCCTTTTCACTCCCAAAGCGAGCGATCGCCTCATCCTGCTGAACCTTTTTCTTTACACAAGATTGGGCTAAGCCTTCCAGGTTGGCAAAGTCGAAGCCACCGAGTGCAGCTGCCAAGGGGTTGCCGCCGCTTGCGCGCATCAGGTAGTCGCTGTAGCGACGCTCAAGGTCCTTGGCCGGTGTGTTGATCTTCTTGAACGCCTCCAGCGCGGCGGCGATCAGCGCAGGGTGTGCGGTCTGGATGCAGTCGCGCAGCCACAGCACCGCATCGAGCTCGCGGTCGCCAGTCTCATTCTTTGGCGCCGGCGTCTGCACGGTGGCCAGCGCTGTGCTGGCGCTGAGCGCGATTGGAGGAAGCGAGAAGAGGGCGCGGAATTCTTGGTTATCGTTCATGGTGTCCTTACAGGCGCTGGCGGGCAGCGCGTTCGACTTCTGCGCGGTGGTCGAGCCGGGCGCGGCGGTCGTTGCGCGCGTTGCGCCACACCAGGCCGAGGGCCCAGGCAGCAGCTTTGGACCAGCTGGCGCCGGCCCAGCGACGCATGTTGAAGAGGCGATATGCGAGGGTGATTTTTTCGGCCATAGCGGTTCCGTTGTCAGTGCCCAGGTGGGCGGGGTTATCAGTGGCCGCAGGGCAGGCCTTCGCCTGGCTGTGGTTCGCGTTCTACGGGGGCACCGCAGCTGCCGCAGCGGAAGGGAGCGGAAGAGTTGTTTTCAGCCATGTTGGGCTCCAGAAATGGAAAAGCCCGCTGGTATGCGGGCTGGTGTGTCTCAGACCAAAAAGGTCTAGTAGTGGATCAAGTCATCAGTGACTTGTTGGTTTGGACCAGATCTTTTTTTCTTGGCCGCGATAGGAGAGTTCGATCCCCTCATAGTTAGGGCGTCCAGACCAAGTGGAGCGCGCAGGTTGCGCCCCATCCTTGTAAGTGATTCTTTCGCTTTCAAGCCGCGACTTTTGGATCTCAGTCAATTTGGCTGGGGCAGCCTTAAAGTTCAGCTTCATGGTCTATGTCTCCCGTTTGTTAGCAGTCACACTTGATCTCTCTGTCTAGTTTCATAATGAAACCAAATAGATTTCATGAAGTTGCTCTGTAACGCGTCTTTCCGCTTGCAGCTGGTAGCCTTTGGCTTTCCACTCTTCAACCTGAGCGGCTGTTTGGCCTTTCGCCACGCGCCGCGTATTGCGTGCTCCAAGTCGACCAATGAAGACGTCGAAGAATTTGTTCATTCCTACTCCTCTGAAAAAGCAGAAGCACCACATTTGGTGCTTCGTCCAAGTCGTGGAAGACCACGATTAAGCACTCTTACAAGCGCTGAGTGGTCACAGCGGTAAGAACGCTTGCTGGCCTTGCTCTTGATCTTGCTTCTCCTTTTCAGAAGGCGTCTTTGACCCCTGTTCTTGTGGAGATGGGATAGCAGCGATAGCAAGATTTCTCTTGGTCGTATCCCAAAATGATGCGGGTGGGTAGGCTGAGAATTTGAACATGTAGACCTCCGGTCTATTGCGGCGAATCAAGATGGATTGCCTCGACCCACCTTACTCCTTTTAATGACCTTAAACCGGGGGCGTGGATGTTTGTAGCTGCACCTGAGGCTGGGCCGGCGCGCGATTTGGACCTACTTGAAGGACATCTACTTTCCCTGGCCCATTCCCCCGCTATCAGATACCCTGAAGGGCAACGTCAAATAAGGAATGAGATGAGTTATGGGTCAACACTGTTGTTCTGCGCCTTGTGCGGGCTGTTTTTCTTTGGGTATTGGCTTCTTTCACGAGGGCCACCGCGTGGCCCCTCACTTCTACGTCACCCTCAGGAGAGGGCAGTCAAACTTAAAAATCTAAACTCGAAGAAACACTGGGCAAGAGGGGAGGCAGTCAGGGTTGCTGACGATGGCTCACGAACGGCGAACCTCTTCCGGGTTGCAAAAAATACCTTTGGTGAAGCAGCAAACCTGCAGTGCATCGCTTTCCTCGTACCTGAAGAGAGAGAGCAAAGTCCTCAACAGAGGGTGTCCGTTGTGGTAGACGGATTGCGCATAGGTCAACTGTCTGCCAGAGATCTCATTCCATTCCATGTCATGCTCAAAGCTGCCGGGTTGACCGCTCAAGTCACCTCCTGTGAGGCTTACATCGGGGGGGGAGGCACAGCGCTAGATGGCAAAAAACTGCGCTATTCAATTTCTTTAGACGTGGACTGGTTTCAAACCTAAGCCCTCTGTCACAAGGCTTGGGTTTCCCGCCCGGATACGCTCCGGGCAGGCGCGCTGGGATTCCAACCAGCGTTGCCGTTCCTGTTCTTGGTCGCATTCACCTCACCAGTTGAGCCTTGCAGGGCTACGGTTGGGCACCGCGCAGAGCAGCGGCCGTGCCCGCTGGTGCAATTGGCCGGACGAATGCCCCACGTAGGCGGGCAGGCAACATCGGCGGCTGAATTTTTAAAGACCGGGAGGGGGCTCGCTCGATCACTGGCGCCCATCGCTTGGTGCAACCGCTGCGTGGTCATCCCGGTGTGTTGGGCCTGGCCTCCAGCTGCCGGCGGTGATTCACCGACTTAGGCCCCTACGCATACCAATCGCTTCGGGGTGGCTGGATCGCTTCGTTGCTGCGACGGTTGAAGTATAGTGAATCTAGTCTCAATGTCAAGCTAACCTAGTCCTTACTGGATAGAAAAAATAGTCTTTTTGTGGCTGCGTGACGTTGGCGTGGGGAACGAATTCTTTCGGACAACAAAAAACCGCCCGAAGGCGGCTCGAGTGTGAAGTGATTCCGTCCTAGAAGCAGGCGGCGTCAATTCCAGAATTTGCTGCCACATCGATGTGTGGATATCGGTTGCCAGTGGACTCAATGGTCCCAGAGTTGTTGCTTGCAGCAAACCGCTTAAAACCAACATATGCGCCGTAGCTGTTCTTACCGTTGACCTCTCCACAAACAACTTTTCCATTGGTGAAATGCATCACACGAACATTGCGAAACTGCGCAGCGGCTGGATCTTTCAGATTGCGCGCTATTGCTTCCTGAGCGCTTGCCTTCAGATCATCCTGAGACTTACCACTATCCAGAAACATCTGAGACTCACTGGAGTACAGAACAACCTGTTGGTAGGCCGCAGACTGCAAGCGATCTAGCGGCGTTGGCCCAGTCGCACATCCTGTAAGGGCTGCTGTTGCAGCAATTGTGATAGCAAACTTTTTCATGTCCCCTCGATTCCATCAATAAGGTTCAAACGCATCGGGTGGCACGCTTCCTGCCACTCGGTGGATCTTATCAATGTCGACCATGTCGATGGTCATTGGTGTGTACCCATTGTTGATGCTCAAAAGCTGTACCTCGCCATCACGCGACCAGTTAAGCAGCTTCAGCAACTTCTTACCATTGTTCAGCGCCACCACAACATCCCTACCGGGCTGAGCTTCGATATTGGGTGTGATCACTACAAACTCACCAGCCCTGTACCGTGGGTGCATAGAGTCGCCTTTGACTCTCAGTGCATACGCACCAGGATCTTGGGCCCAGTACATCACGAAGCCTTCTCCATGTCCAACTGGGTATTGCAGTTCTTCAAGGTAGCCATCATCACCGGCCTTCACGCTTCCGACTACAGGTATGGCGCGAGCCTGGCGCAGCTTTGGCGCGTCATCCGCGTTTTCTTCTGGAGCTGTGGCTGAGTTTGGTGCCGGATAGCCAGTGACATCTGCGATGCGCTGAACCATCTCGAAGCTAGGCGAGTGAAGGCCTTTCTCCCAATGACCGACGTTGGCCTTGGTGCGCCCAACAGCTTCCCCAAGCTGTTCCTGTGTGAGTTTTCCGTGCTTGCGAGCTGCGCGCACCCAGTCATTAAGTTCCATATTGCAATCGTATAGAAATACTTTACACGATGGGGATAGAAAATATTGCCTGTAGAGTCTAGAAATGCTATCCTCGGACAATGCAAAACCCAATCGACACCGCCGCCGAAGTCGTCGGCTCCCAACAAGCTCTCGCGGTGGCCTTAGGTGTCACCAAGGCTGCTGTCTGGCAATGGAAGAAGCAAGTGCCAGTTATTTACTGCCTGCGCATCGAGCGACTGACCGCTGGAAAGGTCAGCCGCAAGGATCTTCGGCCCAACGACTGGCACTTGATTTGGCCAGACCTCACTGAGCCGGCCACAGCTTAGGCCCCGGCCTTCGCCATTTCCACCCGGCTACCAGTGAACCGAATGACTGCCTCGCCGCTTATCCAATTCACCTCTAAGCATGAGGTTTGGAGTGTGCGAGTAGTGCGCCCGTCTGCATCGACGTTGGTGGTCACGCTGGTTCGCATGCTGTTGTGGATCTGCTTGCCCAGCAGTTGTGGGCGGCGGGCGGTGGCGGAGGTGTTTTGCGTTTTCATGCAGCCAGTATCTGAAAGCTGCGCCAGTTGAACAACATCCAGAAACAAAGGTAACGGATATGACCCCCCTAGATGCACTGCGCCAGATGGCCAAAAGTTACCCCGGCGGCTACGACAGCCTTGCGCCGCGACTTGGCAAGACCGCCGAGGTGCTGCGCAAAGAACTGTCGGGTGATCCCAAGTTCAAGCTGGGCCTGAGCACCGCCACGCTGATCTCCGAGATCTGCATCGAGGCCAACACGCCTCACTGCCATGACTTCGTGAACGCGATTGCGGCTGATGGCGGCGGTTTTGTTCGTCTGCCTGTGGTGGAGATGGACGGCGGCCCGTGCGTGCATCGCTCAATCTCCAGCGTGGCACAGGAGCTGTCCCATGTGATGAGCGCCGCTCTGGAAGGCGATGCAGATGGCGTTATCTCGGACAACGACCTGGTGCGCATCCAGAAGGAGGCCGCTGAGGCCTTGGCTGCCATTCAGCAGCTGGTCCAAACCGTTGAGGCCAAGAACAAGCAGGGCAAGGGCGCTGTGCGCGCTGACGCCGCGGCTTAAAGGTTATGCCAGCGGCCAGGGTAGCTCCCGCACAGCAGATCCACCACCTGCCGGCCGCTGGCCTTCTATCTGTGGTGCTCCTTCATTTTTGTGGTGGACACATGCCAATAGCAGTAGAGCAACAAGACGAGATTCAAGTCTCATACGCCCCTGGCGGCCAAATCGTCATCGCCCAGGAGCCCTCTGACCTCCAGAGCGCCCCCAGCAATGTTTTCGTCGCAGTCACCAACGTAGATGCGCTGATTCGCGCAATCCGTGCGGCCAAGCGCCAGGCGCTGGAGGCAAAGGAATAGGCATGGCCAATGATTCGCAAGCCATTGCGTCACACGCGGAGCCGCCATATCCAGCCGACACACGGGCGAAGGGTTGGCGCTTCGAGCTGGACCTCGAACGCATTGAGCAGTCTGATACCTGGGCTCTTGCACCTGCAGAGCTGCGCCCGTGGCTGCTGATGCTGTGGGCCACCGCCTGGAAGCAAGTTCCTTGCGGCTCACTGCCAGACGACGACCAGCTCATTGCCGTACGCATCGGCATGAAGGCAGTTCAATTTACAAAAGCACGCGCCATCCTGATGCGCGGCTGGTGGAAAGCCGTCGACGGTCGCCTTTATCACACCACGATGACGACTCGCGTCCTCGAAATGATGGGTGTCAAGGACAAAGAACGTCAACGCAAAGCTGATTACCGGAAGCGCAAAGACGCTGAAGAAGCGGCAAGACAGATTGGGGACGGACGCGGTAGTGACCCTGGACAGGATGCAGAAGTCCCTGATTTGTCCCATGGGACAAGCGGGGGACAGAACGGGGACGGACAGGGTAGTGACCCTGGCAGAGACGACACCGGAACCGGAACCGGAACCGGAACCGGAACCGGAACCGGTTTATTAAATACCCCCCTACCCCCCAAGGGGGGCGGGCGTGCCAATCCCCCGCATTCACCTGACGGCTTTGAGCGCTTCTGGCAAGCCTGGCCGAAGTCCGAACGCAAAGGGTCCAAGGGCAAGTGCATGGAGGTCTGGAAAAAGGCTGATGCAGAAGAGCATGTCGAGGCTGTGCTGGCTCATGTCGAGCGCATGAAGGTGGGTGAGATGTGGACGAAGGAGGGCGGGCGATATGTGCCGGCGCCGTTGGTCTACCTCAACAACCGCCGCTGGGAAGGCGCTGAAGACCCGCAGGCTGGTTATCCCACTGCGAGCGGGGGCCGGGAGAACTTTGATGCGAGCTACTACGAAGGTGCGGAGAGCTGGGGATGACCGATACACGAAATGAAAACTGCCCCATTCATGGGGACTACAGCTCCCGCGTGAATGCGGAAACAGGCCGCTGGACTCGCTGCTGGGGATGCGTCGAGGCGGAGATTCAGGCGCAAGAGACGCAAGACCGTCAGCGGGAAAAAGCTGCAGAGGCTGGCCAGGTGCTGGCGCAACTGATCGACGGCAGCGGCATGGAAGGCCGCATGCTGCGCGCATCGTTCGAAAGCTACGAGGCCAGGACCCCCGCGCAGGCCGCAGTGCTTGCTGCGTGCAAGGCCTTTGCCGAATCCGTGGAGCTTGATGGCGGCCGCAATCTGTGGCTTATCGGGCCGCCTGGCACCGGAAAGACGCACCTTGGCAGCGCAATCGTGAGCCACCTCATCCGTGAACGCGGCATCCCTGCTGCGATCTACAGCGCCCGGGAGATTGTGCGGTTGCTGCGCGCTACCTGGGGGCGCAATCGTGACGAAGACGCCGAAACCGAGAGCGAGGTGATTGACCGTCTGGGCGAGATTGGCTTGCTGGTGCTCGATGAGGTGGGCGTGGGCTTCGACAAAGAGGCCGAGCGCACCCAGATCCTGGACGTGATCGACCGCCGGTACAAGCTGGGCCGCCCAACCGTGGTGCTGTCCAACCTGCACACCAAGGATGTGAAGCCAGTCTTGGGCCCCCGGGCGTTCGACCGCTTGCGCGATGGCGCAGAGATGCACATCTGCGCATGGGAAAGCCACCGCAAGGAGAACCGATGAACGCAAGAAGTGGCTTTGATATGCAGGATTTTGACTCGCAATTTCCCGCCCCCGCTGTGGCGGTTTGGGCCGATCCATCCCTAGTCCCTGAGCAGAGTGTGTTGGGCGCGCTGCTGAGTGGTGGCGCTGAGGCCTTTGACATGGCAGCCGGGCTTGTGTCGGCAAGCAGCTTTGCTCATCCACTGCACAAAAGCATTTGGACCGCTGTGGAAGGACTGGTTCTGGCAGGCCGTGATGTGGACCCTGTGGTGGTGCTGCAGGACCTGCAGGGCAAGGTTGATGACGCCTACGCCGCTGGACTGCCAAGCTACCTCAACAACCTGACAAGCTCCTTTGCTTCGGTGCGGATGGTCACCCACCACGCCCGCATTGTGGCGAACCTGCACCGGCTGCGCCGCGTGGCAGAGGCCTCGGCAAAGGTGGGTGAGCTGCTCAAGGATAAATCGCTCTCAGCCGAGGAGATCTCAGGCCAGGCCGTGACGCTGTTTGATGCCATTGCTGATGAGCGCATGACCTCTGAGGCCAAGTCTGTGGGCGAGTTGGCTATCCCGTTCCTTGACGAACTGGAGGACCTGGCGGACGGCAAGGCCGTGCTGGGGCGCGAGACTGGCATTACAAAGCTGGACTACATCCTCGCCGGCGGCACCTATGACGGGCAGCTGATCGTCATCGCTGCGCGGCCAAGCGTGGGTAAGTCATCCTTTGCCCAGCAGCTGGCGCTCAACCAGGCGGAGCGGGGCTATCCCTCCGCATTCTTGGGCATGGAGATGAGCGAGAAGGAGCTGATGCGCCGCACGGTGGCCAACCTCGGCCGGGTGCCGCTGCGCCTGCTCAAGACGGGCAAGCTCAGCCCCGATGACTATGGCCGAGTGCCTGACGCCATGGAGCGCATGCGAGATCTTCCGTTGTATTTCGAGTTCTGCCCAGGCGTCAACCTGGCAGAGATCTCCGCCAAGATTCGCAAGCTGGTGCGCAAACACAAGATCAAGCTGGTAGTCATCGACTACCTGCAGTTGATGGCCGCCACTGACGAGCGCAAAGACCGCCGCGTGCAGCTGGAAGAGATCACGCGCAACCTCAAGCGCCTGGCAGGCCAGTTGGGCATCACCATCGCGCTGCTGTCCCAGCTCAATCGAGAGGTGGAAAAGCGCTCCAACCCCAAGCCCCAGCTGTCCGATCTGAAGGAGTGCGGCGCCATCGAGGAGGACGCCGACATTGTGCTGGTTCTGTGGGACCACAAGAAGGGTGACATCGATGAGTCATCCATCAAGGGCCTGGGTGCCATCAAGGGCCGCGACCTGGGGCAGAGCGACATGGCTCTGAACTTCGATGGCAAGTACCAGCGCTGGTCTGAATCCACCGAATCCCTCACCAGCAACACCAACACCGCAACCAACACCGCCCCACGGGCGCACAAGAGGTATCCCGATGACTACTAAGCCAGCAGAGGCAACGCATGTGCTCCTGTGGAGCTACACCCAATCAGCGCTGCATGTAGAGCCGGTAGAGGCCATGCTCAAGTGCAACCGCCGGGCCTACGTCGAGAACGCCTGTTCTGACTGGGTGCCTATCTACCTGGGGTCTGAAGACGAATGCCGAACGGCGTCAACCCTTGCCATGAACGCCCTGAGCCAGCGACCAGCTGGCGCTACCCATCCCCAATAACCGAAAAGGAGCCCGAATGAACTTTGCAGAGACAGCAGCACTATCCACCCCAGCGCGCCGCAGCGCCCGGGGCTATGTGGACCTCAGCGGCGTATTGCCGCAGCACCGAGCAATCGATGCGCGATTGATCAAATGGGGCCGCTGGTGCCATGGCCCGGTCCGCCGCAATGTGTGCCCGATGTTCCGTGACATGCCACCACAGCCACAGTTGCGCAGGCCAGGGGATGCACCCCCTGAGCTGCGGGATCCAATGGACCCGATGGACGCCGCGAAGTTGGCCAAGGCGGTGGCCCAGCTTCCAGAAAAGCACCGCGCCGCTTTGAACTGGTGCTATGTGATAGACCCAGATAGCAAGGAAGCCAGCCCCAGCCGAGCTATCAAGAAGCTCGGGACCAGCTTCCAAGGCCTGGCCGATCTGCTGCGTGATGCACGCCAGATGCTGATCAACCGAGGTGCGTAACGTGGACGGTGAGTTCAAGGCTGACCGAGCATTGTCCGAGTCTGAGCGCTTGGTGAATGAGCGCTATCTTGGACATTGCCTGCATGACGACCACAGCGCGTGGAACGACCCAAACTTGGGCTGGTGCAGCCGCTGTCGCGATTGCAAGCGGCAGATCCGACTTCATTGCTATGTTGAGGCCCGGCGCCCGCCGGCAGAAGTTCTCTCCCGCGCTTGGAATCGTGAGCATGTGAAGACCGCAGCAAGTCCTGTGAATGGAGCACAACTGCGGTATGCGCTCGAAAGATCGGGATGGTGTGTGCGATTCTTTGGTAAGGATGGGAGGACGGTCTGCGAGGTGCAGAAGGGCAGCGTTATCTTGCGCTCCCCGTCATTTTGCACACAGGCCGAGGCAGTGGTAGAGGCTGGCGCAATGACGTTGAAAAACTACGTGTCGGGACATTGCACACATCCTGAATATCTGGTACAGTCCACCCATTGACTGAGCAACAGCACAGAGTCGCATATCCTATGTGGAGGCGGCGGTGACTGCAAATGCTCGGTAAGAGCTCTCCACTTCGGAGGGCTCTTTTCGTTTTGGGATTGAAGATTGTTAAAAGTCTCGCAGTCTCAACTGACTAATAATTTGTGCTCCTGTTTTTAGATGCCCCTCTATGGACGTGCGGGCATCGAATATAGAGTGTCAGATGTTGCCGGAAATTGTTGTGTCCCATGAAGCGTCAATGATGCTTCGTTCGTACACGCTTCAAGAGGGCTTCACCACCTTTGGGCGCTATACGGACAGCGAAATTTGCCTTGATGATCCCACTGTGAGCAGAGACCACGGGGCGTTTTTATTACGTTCCGGGGTGTTGGTGGTAGAAGATCACCGGAGTTCCAATGGAACATTCATGAACGGTGTAAGGATCAGGCGGCGGGTGCTCTATCAAGGAGACCGCCTAACCGTCGGTCCTTTTGAGATCTATGTGAAGCAAGGAACTGTGCCTTCCCAAGATCTCGTTACTTAGCTTTGTTAAGGTCGATCCGCGCCTTCAGCCTCGCTTAAGGCGAGGCTTTTCTGTTTTTGGCTGTACCTTCAATTAGGTACGCAAAAAGCTTGTAGTCAATGAAAAGTGGTTGCCTTAGCGACTAAATGTAAGAGGAAGTTTTACTATCACAAGTGAGTAGTTGAGTGAATTAAAACTAAGCTTTCCTCATGATACAAATTGTCAAATTTCTTGACTTTTCTAACTCATGAGACTTGTGAAATGAAACTTCGCACACTTCTTGCAGGCGCGGTGATAAGCCTTCCCGCCATGGTCTTGGCTCAGGCAAACATAGACAATGGAACAGTCAGAATCGGGGTGCGCGCAGATGGCGCCTTGATGCCCTCGGATGTGTCGCCGTTAACCGGTATCACCTACTTAGCCAATGGTCAGGACGGTCTCACCCCAGGCTGCGCTTGTGAAGCTTGGGGGATTGCTGACGCCGTCTCTAGCACTTCTGGGTACACAGGGGCAGTTGTCGGCACGTCTGGGATCACTCAAGAGTCCTTTGCATCTACAGCTACCACGGCTACTTCAGTTGTCAATGCATTCGGTGTTTTCCGCGTCACTCACGCATATGCACCTTCGGCGGCGACCAACAACATCTATGAAGTAAAGGTCACCATTGAGAACATCTCTGCTGCGCCGGCAGAGGCTTTGTACGGCCGCGCAATGGATTGGGACGTATACCCCACCCAATTCAATGAGTACACCACCATTCAACGAGGCAACAGCACTGCACTGGTTTTTTCTAGTGACAACGGGTTTCACAACGCCGATCCGCTAAACCCAGATTCGGGCCAGTTGGTTGTGAACCAAGATGTTGTGGACAGTGGTCCAGAGGATCATGGTGCTCACTTTCGCTTCAACTTTGGAACTATTGCACCTGGAGCAAAGTTTGAGTTCGTAATCGGCTATGGAGTAGCAGGCAATCAGGTCGATGCACTTGCGGCTCTCGGTTCTTTCGGCGCGCAAGCATACTCGTTAGGGAAGCCAAGTCTGAATGAAGCGGGAGACCCGTCCACGGACGGCACCCCCAATACGTTCATTTTTGCGTTCAAGGGAATTGGTGGGGTGCAATTGATCGGGGTGGATGCTGTAGACGATACAGCACCCTCATTGACGCGCCCCACATCCGGCACGGTTGCCGCGATTAATGTGTTGACCAACGATACGGTGGACGCCGCAGCTGCCACCCCTAGTAATGTTGCACTGACGGCAGTTGGCGCCTGGCCTACCGGTATCACTGTGTCGGCAGATGGCAATGTGTTGGTGGGCTCTACAGTAACGCCCGGAACCTACACATTGAACTACCAGATTTGCAGCACGGTGCAAGCCACACAGTGTGATACCGCTACTGTGACCTTGAATATCGAATCCATCGGTGTGGAGGCGCTTGATGATGCACCTCCAGCCGTTACGCGCCCGAACAGTGGAACAATTACTGCGATCAATGTCCTTGCCAATGACACCTTTGACGGAGGTCCTGCAACCACTAGCAACGTGGTGTTGACTCCAGTAGGCACTTGGCCTGCTGGCATCACTGTCTCGCCAAATGGTGACGTGTTGGTTGCATCTACCGCTGCAACTGGTGCTTATACTTTGACCTACCAAATCTGCAGCACGGCACTGGCTACACAATGCGATACGGCTAACGTTACTTTGAATGTAGCTGCGCCTGCTGCGGTCACACCACAGGCAGTGCCCGTTGACGGACCTTTGGCTCTGGCCGGTTTGGGTCTGCTTATGCTAGGCTTTGCTCGCAGGAAGTTCAAGTGAACCGCAGAGCCCGATAAGGCCTGAAAACTTTAAAGCATGAGCCTCGCCCAGTGCGAGGCTTTTTCATGTCCAGCTGCAGCAAGCGCAGCCCGCACCCGAGCGGTATGAAGGTGCGGCATCTCCTACTGAGAGTTTCCCAGTGCTTGAAGAAGCGAAAAGCAACCCCAGCCCATGAGGGTTGTCTGATGGGGTACGAACACCAATGCCAGCCAAGTGCTGGCTTTTCTTTTGGAGCATGCCATGAATGACAGCCTTTTCATTGGACAGCGATTTGGAGCGTTTGTGGCAGATCCTGATGATGTTGAGAACGTCGTGATCATTGGGCTCACCAATACGCATGCGCTCCTGGACTCCGGCGGCGACATGAGCGGATGGCGCACACGCGAATATGTCGTCTCCGCTATAGCACTTGCCAGCGAGCCGCAACCTCCTCACATGCCGCGGTGACTTCCGTCATCCTTCGAGTCGTGCTTTTAGGAGCTGTAACCATTGAACCGCGGAAAACGTCAATGCAGATGCAATGGGCGTGCGACGGCTTAGATCCATCGGGGCCGAACTCTTCGAGCCACCTGTGCATCAACACTGAAACGTATTCAGAACCCGCATGAGTTAGAGCTGAGTCAGGGTTTTTGATGAAATGAAACTTCACAGCGCCGGTGTATTCAGCTCCCCTATTTGTGAATTTGATGAGCAGGTCAGGTCGCACGCTTACATCTACGCCAGCGATGTTCAGCTTTGGAGCAGATGTATCGCCTTGGGTGTATTTCTCATCTTTGGATGAGGGGAGTGAATCGGCAACTTCAAGAAATCGCTCAAGGGCATCTGCCGTGTTCCAGCGATCGTCTAGAGTCCACTCGGTTCCGTCAAATGGAGCGCGCAAAGTTGCAATTGCCGTGTTGATGACCTGTGGGTCCCTGCCACCTCTCAGGAAGGCCGCAATTGGCGCCTGGGCTAAACGATAGCGCGCGACAACAGATGTGCTCGGGTATTTTTGATCCTGGACGATCTTCCTGCGACGAGATGGATTTGAAGTAACAAGCAGTTCGGCAAGCTTATTGACAGAGATCTTGGCCATGAGCACTCCAACAAATGAAGATCAGCCAATTTAACAAACCAAAATAACAAAAGCTTACATTCAACCAGTGACCGCAGGGCAGGCTCTCCGCACACGCGACCTACACACTTGGAGCCTAGCCCCTGCGACCCGATAGGAGACAGCCATGGGATTGAAGACACTCAAGCCCAGGCTGCCCATGCTCTCATCCGCCATGAAGGTGCTTGACACTAAGGCAGGAGCCACAGAGCGGATACGAGGCAGCAGATGGATGAAGATCCGAGAGCGCGTATTGACTGCGGGCGACTACACCTGTGTGGACTGCGGCAGGGTACATGCCTCGAATGAGGTGGATCACGACACACCACTAGAGCAGGGTGGCAGCAACGACCAATCGAATCTGGTGGTGCGGTGCACAGACTGTCACAAGGCCAAGACGAAGCGAGAGGCGCAGGTGCGGTATCGGGTTGGGTGAACCAGGCGCGGCTCGCCAGGGGGCTGCGGTCGATTCCCAAAGGCATCGGCAGGCACCCCGGGGGCGAAGAAGTCCAGAAGGCCTTCGCCCCCGAAACCGACCTGTTCCGCATGCGCAGATTATTTCCCCCATGGAGGATTTGTTAATGGCTTTAACAGGCAAAAAGCGACTGTTCGCCAATGCCGTTTTGGCAGGCAAGTCGAATAAAGAGGCGGCAATCGCCGCTGGGTACAGCCCAGCTACTGCCTCGGCAGCTGGATCACGGCTTGTTAAGGACTCCGAGGTGGCGGGGCACCTTCAGAAGCACGAGAAGGCGAAGGAAACAGGCGAGACCCCGCCAGCTGACCGTCCATCGTTTGACCTAAGCCAGGCGATGGCCCATAAAGACCCTCGCGCCTTTCTGTTGGCAGCGATGAACGATGTTGAGTTGGAGCCAAAGCTGCGCATCGATGCTGCGAAGGCATTGATGCCCTTTGAGTTCCCCAAGATGGGCGAGGCCGGCAAGAAAGATGCAAAGCAGGCTGCCGCTGAGAAGGCCGGAACGGGTAGATTTGGCTTGCGGGCGGTGAAGTGATGGAATGGACCACGAGCCTCCCGGACTGGGAGGAGCGCATTATTGCGCGTCGGTCCATGGTGCCTGTTGAGCCGTTGTTTCCAGAGGTGGCAGCCGATGCGATGGATGTCTTCGGCGCTCTCCGTATGGTGGACGCTGACGGTAGTCCACTGATGGGCGAGGCTTGCTTGCCTTGGGTGAATGAGTTGGTAGCGGCGCTGTTCGGTTCTTATGACCCAGAGCGTAGGCGCCGCCTGATCACCAACTATTTCCTGATGGTGAGTAAGAAAAACGGCAAATCGATGATCGCTGCGGGCGTGATGCTCACAGCGCTCATTCTCAACACTCGGGCCGCGGGTGAGTTCATCATTCTGGCGCCGACCAAGGAAGCGGCTGACAACGCGTACAAGCCGATTCGGGAGATGATCCTGGCCGATGACGAGTTGTCGGCGCGGTTTCACGAGCAACAGCACATCAAGACTGTCACTGACCGGTTGAACAACGCTACCTTGAAAGTGGTAGCTGCTGACAGTGCGACTGTCACTGGCAAAAAGGCCATAGGCGTGTTCATTGATGAGCTGCACGAGTTCGGCAAGAGCGCCAAGGCTACATCGATGCTGACGGAGGCGACAGGTGGTATCACTTCTCGTCCGGAAGGCTTCGTCTTCTACTGCACAACGCAATCGGAGAACCCGCCTGCCGGCGTGTTTCTGGACAAGCTGAGCTACGCCCGCAAGGTGCGAGACGGCAAGGTGGTGGATCGCCGGTTTCTGCCTGTGATCTATGAATTCCCAGATCACATGCTGGAGGGGAAAGCTTACGAGGATCTCGACAACGCATACATCACCAACCCCAATTGGAATGTGTCGGTGGATTCAGAGGTAATCGCGCAGAAGATCCAGGAGGCCGAGGAGGCTGGCGAGCATGCAGTTCGGGACATCAGGGCCAAGCACCTGAACGTCCAGGTGGGCATGAACATGTCTGCCCAGCGGTGGACAGGCGCTGACTACTGGGAGCAGAACGGCGACAAGCACGTAACGCTGGATCACATCATTGCCAATTCCGAGGTAATCACCATCGGCATCGATGGTGGCGGCCTGGATGACTTGCTGGGGCTGGGGATCGAAGGCCGTGAGGCTGGGAAAGAAAGCTGCCTGCTGTGGAATAGGGCATGGGTCCACCCCATCGGCATCGAGCGCAGAAAATCCGAGGCATCCAAATACCACGGTTTCGTCAGCGATGGCGACCTGGTCATTGTCGAGAGACCACGCCAGGACGTTGAGGAAGTCGCGGCCCTGTGCAAAAAGGTCTACGACGCTGGGTTGCTGGCCAAGATCGGCCTGGACCCGGAGCGCACCCATAAGGTCGTGTTCAAAGCGCTGATTGATGCAGGCATCCCAGAGGATCTGATCATCGGCATCTCTCAGGGGTGGAAGTTGACCGGCGCGATTGCAGTGGCAGAACTAGCCTTGAAAGATGGGCAGTTGACGCACGCCGATTCTCCAATGATGGCCTGGTCGGTGGGTAATGCCAAGGTAGTGCCGTCCGGAAACGCTGTGCTGATCACAAAACAGGCCAGCGGCACGGCCAAGATTGACCCACTGATGGCTTCGCTAAACGCGATCACGCTGATGGCGACGAACCCTGAAGCAAAGCGCAAATCGGTCTACGAGCGGCGCGGCATCAGGTATTTATAGGGTACGACTCAATGAAAATATTCGATATGTTCCGGCGTAAGCCGGAGGCACAGTCGCGCCCGCAGTCCAATGCTCAGGGGTTCACCTTTACCGGGCTGGATGACCCGGCGTTTCTGGAGTTCATTCGCCTGGGCCAAACAGGTGCCCAAGGCAACATGCTGCGCAACACCGCGGCACTGCGTTGCCTTACCCTCCTGTGCAACGGCCTGGGCATGCTGCCCTTGAGCCTCTACCGCGTGGGGAGTGACAAGCAAAAGGCGACTGACCACGCGGGGCACAAGCTGGTGCGCATCAAGCCCAACCCCTACCAGACTCCCATGGAGTTCAAGAGTCAGATGGAGCTTTTGCTGGAGACGGAGGGCAACGCCTATGCGCGTGTCATCCGATCTGGAGGCCGCCCCATTCACCTTATCCCTTTCGAGAAGGGGCGGGTCACTAGCAAGCTTGGGCCGGGTTGGCGGATGCAGTACCAATGCACGACCGAGAACGGCGGCCAGTTGACGTTGGACCAGGATGAAATCCTGCACATCCGCGACCTGTCGCTCGATGGTATCGAGGGGCTATCCCGCCGAAAGTTGGCATCTGAGGTCTTTGACCTTGCGGCCGGCGCGCAGCGTGCTGCAGCCAACGTATTCCGCACGGGGGTCATGGCTGGTGGCGCCATTGAAGTAGCGGGTGAGTTGTCCGACTCGGCTTATGAGCGTATGAAGCGCTCTCTGGATGAAGACCACTCAGGGGCCGAGAACATCAACAAATGGATGTTGCTGGAGGAGGGTGCCAAGGCCAACAAGTTCGGATCTACCGCAGCAGATGCGCAGCAGATCGAGAACCGGAACCACCAGATTGAGGAAGTCGCCCGCCTGTACGGCGTGCCCCGGCCCCTCTTGATGATGGACGACACCAGTTGGGGCTCTGGCATTGAGCAACTGGGCATCTTCTTCGTGCAATACACGCTGGCCAGCCGCATGCAGGCCTGGGAAGAAGCCTTGGCCCGCTCGCTGTTGACCGACCGAGAGCGGGAAACCCTGTACTTCAAGTTCAATGTACGCGCTCTGCTTCGCGGCACCCTAAAAGACCAAGCCGACTACTTCGCGAAGGCCTTGGGCGCTGGCGGGCATCAGCCATGGCACAGCGCAGACGAAGTGCGGGAGCTGCTGGACTACCCAGCAACTGACCTGCCACATGCAACGCAGCTCGGACAGCCGTCTGGAAAGAAAGAAAGCAATGAGCCTAAAGCAACTACCTGAGATCCGAGCGGATCACCGCCTGGCAAAAGCAGGCTTTGACCTCCGGCCTGATGCTGTAGAGCGCTGGGAGCCGGAGGTTTGCGCAGCCGCGACCGACGCTGACACCAGTATTTCCATTTATGACGCCATCGGCGAAAACTGGGAAGGCACTGGTGTTACGTCCAAGCGCATCGGCGCCGCCTTGCGCTCCATCGGTGCAAAGGACATCACAGTAAACGTAAATAGCCCTGGCGGAGACTTTTTCGAGGGCATGGCGATCTACAACCTTTTGCGTGAGCACAAGGGCAAGGTAACAGTCCGGGTTTTAGGCATTGCGGCATCGGCTGCCAGCGTCATTGCTATGGCCGGTGACGAGATCCTCATGGGGGACGGTTCCTTCCTGATGATTCACAACGCCTGGGCCGTGGCAGTCGGCAACCGGCATGACATGCTGGACGCAGCCGACCGGCTCAAGCCATTTGATGGCGCCATGGCCGCCCTTTATGCCCATCGAACTGGCATGACGGAGGCAGAGGCGGCTGGTTTGATGGACCAAGAGACTTGGATCGGCGCGAAGCAGGCAGTTGATGACGGCTTCGCGACCGCCATGCTGCCGTCTTCGGAGATCACCAAGACTACCCAGGCAAGCGCCGCAAGGAAGCCGCTTGCCCTTATCGAAGCATCCATGGCGAAAGCGGGGTACTCCCGATCTGCTCGCCGGGATACCTTCAAAGCACTGTTTCCTGGCACGCCGAGCGCTGCCGAGAATGCCACGCCGAGCGCTGGCCCTGAGGTAGCAGCCTCACTGCAATCGCTGCTGAAAACGATTCAGTAAGCAGCTTCCACCCAAGTAATAGACCGCCCAAGAGGCGGTTTTGTCATTTCTGAAAGGGCCAACATGGCTAAGACAGTACAACGCGGCATTCTGGCCGTTCGCGCCGAAACTGGCGCACCCACCGGCGCCGAAGTCAAGGCACTGATCGAGGGCGTGCAGACCGCATTCGCCCAGTTCAAGACCGAGCACACCAAGCAGCTCGAAGAGATCAAGGCCAACAAATCGGGAGCCGATCAAGAGGCCAAGCTGCAGAAAATCAGCGCCGACCTAGACCGCCTGCAGAAGGAAACCGAGGACGCACACACCAAAATCGCCTCTGCTCAGATGGGCGCAGGCGGCAAGGCGCTGCGTGATAAGGAGTACACCGACTCCTTCAACGCCCACATGCGCAAGGGTGACGTGCAAGCCGCTCTGAACAAGGGCACTGCAGACGAAGGTGGCTACCTGACGCCCGTCGAATGGGACCGCACCATCACGGACAAGCTGCGCGAGGAATCGCCAATGCGCCAACTTGCTCAGGTTCAACCCACCAGCAAGGCCGGCTGGAAGAAGCTGTTCAACATGGGCGGCACTGGCTCCGGCTGGGTGGGCGAAACCGCCGCCCGTCCTGAAACTGCCACTCCTGTGCTGGCTGAGTTGGGCTTTGGCCATGGCGAGATCTACGCCAATCCAGCTGCTACGCAGCAGCTCCTGGACGACGCCGAGATCAACATCGAGGCATGGCTGGCATCTGAAGTGCAAGCCGAGTTCGCTGAGCAAGAAGGCATTGCTTTCATCTCAGGTGACGGCGTGAACAAGCCGGCAGGCATTCTGACGTACGTCACGGGCGGCTCCAACGCAGCCAAACACCCATTTGGCGCGATCAAGGCCATCAACAGCGGCGCAGCTGCAGACATCAGCTCCGACGCCGTGCTGGACTTGATCTACGGCCTGCCCAAGAAGTACCGCCAGGGCGCCCAGTTCCTGACCAACAACCTGACCATCGCCAAGGTGCGCAAGTTGAAGGACGGCCAGGGCAACTACCTGTGGCAACCCTCGGCGCAGGCCGGCCAGCCAGCCACGCTGCATGGCTATGGCATCGCAGAAGACGAGAACATGCCTGATGTGACTGCAAACGCGCTGCCCATCTTGTTCGGCGACTTCAAACGCGGCTATCTGATCATCGACCGCATGGGCATCCGTGTGCTGCGTGATCCGTACACCAAGAAGCCATACGTGCTGTTCTACACGACCAAGCGTGTTGGCGGCGGCGTGCAAAACCCAGAGTGCCTGCGCGCTCTGAAGGTGGCGGCCTAAACCAGAAGGGGGCTCCGGCCCCCTTCCTCTCATCTGGAGGAAGCATGAAAGCAAGCAAACCATTCAAGGGCGTCAAGGACGGCGACATCTACCCGACCGAGTTCAAACCCGGCGACGAAATCCCGCCTGAGTTGGAAGCGGCTGCACTGGATCTGTGCGCCGCCGAGGGCGTACCTACTGCACCCAAGCAGACCAAGGCAAAGGTCTAAGCCATGCTCCTGAACCCGACTGAAGCTCTCGCGCACCTGCGGGTTGAGGCCGGTCAGGAGGATGCTCTGATAACCCTCTACCAGGGCGCAGCGGAGCAATCCGCCATGGACTACCTCAACCGCCAAGTGTTTGCCGACCAGACTGCGCTCGACGCTGCTGTGGCTGCTGAGACGGCTGGTGCCAACCCTATGGTTGTGAACTACGCCATCAAGGCAGCGATGCTGCTGATCCTGGGTCACCTCTATTCCAACCGCGAGGATGTGGTGGCTGGGGCGTCTGTGGTGCAGTTGCCTGGCGGGGCTCGTTCCTTGCTGCGGCCGCACCGCATTACCCACGGAGTCTGACTATGACCACCATTGGCCAACTACGCGACCGCGTTACGATCCAGCGCCGAACTGGCGGGGCTAACGAGGTGGGTGAGCCCTTGCCTGAGGCATGGGAGGAATTTGCCACCCTCTGGGCTTATGTGCGGCACCCTACAGGCGTTGAGTCCATTCGCTCAGGCGCTGACACCTCGGTGGTCAAAGCCTCGGCGCGCATCCGCTGGCGAACCGATGTCAACGCTGGAATGCGTATGGTCCACCTGGGCCAGAACTACGACATTGAGGCGGTGTTGCCAGGTCTGGATCGCAAGTTCACTGATCTGTCTTGCAAACTGGTGGTGTGACATGGTGCGCCGTAGCGATACAACGCTCAGCCGCAACGGTCAGCGCAAACTTGGCGGGCGCAACACCTTCTCCATGGATTTGGACACCTCGGGGCTAAAGCAGTATCTGCAGCAGCTCGAAGATGGGGTGAAGGAAGCCATTCGGCCAGCTGCGCAAGCGGCGGCACAGGTGGTGTATGACCGTGTGAAGCTCAACGTGCAGGGCATTGGCAAGGTGACTGGCAATCTGGATCGGTCTATCTACCAAGCATTCAGCCCGGAAAAGTCCAAGACAGGACAGCGCGCCGAGTATCACATCAGTTGGAACCACAAGAAGGCGCCGCATGGCCACCTGCTTGAGTACGGCTGGACGCAGCGGTATGTGGCCATCACCAACAAGCGAGGGCAATGGGTGACGCTTGTTCGACCTGAAAAGGTGGGCACGCCTAAGCCCAAGCGCCGGGCATCGCTTGCAGAGAAGGATGCCTATTACGTTCTGCGGCCAGGCGGCCCTAAGCAGCATCCTGCGACCGCGTTCATGCGCAGCGCATCGAGCGCCATGCCGGCGGCCCTAGCTGCGGCACAAGAGACGCTTATCGCACGCATCAAGAAGGGGTAAAAAGTGCTTGAAATCGATCTGCAGGCCGTCTTGAAGACGGTTTGCCCTCAGGTGTTCATGCGCGTTGCGCCTTCGGGCACCAAAGGCCGCTATATCACCTGGCAGCACCTCGGTGGCGATCCGATCATCTTCCTGGACAACAGCCAGGGAGATAAGCGCAATGCGCAGATCCAGATCAATGCCTACGACGGCACCGGCCTGGATGCCCTCAAGCTCCTGCAGGCCGCCCAGGCAGCAGTGCTGGCGGCGACCGACAAGTTTGCGGCAAGCCCATTGTCCGAGCCCATTACCGCGCTTGATGATGCCGACGACATTGCAGGCTACCTGCAGTCTTACTCGATAACCGGGAAGCGATAGCAACCCACCCAGACACCGGCTTAGGCCGGTTTTTTTGTGCCCGTCATGGGCTGATCCCACCCGCAAAGCAATGGCCGAGCGGGTTTTTTCGTTCTTGAAAGGCCCAATTATGGCTATTCGTCTCCCTGACGGCTCGACCGTCGCAATCGCTACCGCTTACGGCGCCGTCAAGTCCGTGACGGCCATCTCCAACGCAAACCCTGCGGTTCTGACCTCGGCGGCACACGGAGTGCCCAACAACTCGTTCTTCGAGTTCAAGACGCCCTGGCAAAAGGTCAGTGAGCGTATCTGGAAGGCGGGCAATGTAGCGGCCAACTCGCTCGAAATGGTTGGTGCTGACACTACCGACCTGAACCGCTTCCCTGCAGGCCCCACCGGCAGCACGTTGCGCGAGATCACTGCCTGGACGCAGATCTCCCAGATCCTGGATTACCAGACTTCGGGCGGCGACCAGCAATTCTGGACCGGCTCCTTCCTGGAAGATGACTATGAGCGCCAGTTGCCTACGGTGACCAGCGCCCAGTCCATCACCCTGGGCATTGGTGATGATCCGACGCTGGCAGGCTACCAAGCCTTGAAGGTGGCCGGCGAGCGCCGCGACATCCGCGCGCTGAAGGTGACTCTGCCTGATGGCTCGGTGCTGCTCTACAACGGCTACGTGTCGTTCAACGAGAGTCCAACCCTCACCAAGGGCCAGGTGATGCAGGTGACTGCAACCTTCTCCCTGCAAGGCCGCCCAGTCCGCTACTAAGCGGCATCACCCTTTGCACCGACCCAGCCGCTTCGCTCCTTTCAGTGGGGCGGGCGGCTGGGCACGGGCTTTATCTTTCCTCTCCACTGAAACGAACACATCATGGCAAAAATCGTACTGGGCAAGCGCCCCGAAACCATCACCGCATTTGTTGACATCCCGCTGATGAGCGGCGAGAAGGCCAAGGTCTCTTGCCAGTTCAAATACCGCACCCGCCAGGAATTCGCCAAGTTTCTGGATGAGAACGCAGAGGCCAAGCCAGAAGTTGGCACGGACGGCGAGAAGATCACCTTCGAAAGCCTGGCAGTCAAGGGTATGGCATCCAACGCGGCCCGGGCACTGGAATTCCTCAAGGGCTGGAATTTGGAGGACATCGAGTTGACCCAGGACAACCTGGCGCAACTGTTCAACGAAGAGCCAGCGGCCGGCGCCGCGCTGTGGGGCGCTTACCGTGCAGCTTGCACCGAGGGCTACCTGGGAAACTCCGAAGCGTAGCCCGGGCGAAGTACGAAGCGCCGCCCAGCGATGCAGAGCTGGCGGCTTTCGGCATGAAACGTTCCGACTATGCACAAGACATCGTGCTGCTCTGGCCGGAGACTGAGCCAGTTTGGAGCCTCTGGGAGCAGATCCGCAATCAGTGGCGCGCTGGCGCAGTCGGTGCCTACGCTCTGGACTACAACGTGCTTTTCTACCAGCTCGACAGAATGGGGCTCTCTTCGGAGGACCACCAGGATCTGTTTGACGGCATCCGGGTGATTGAGGCTGAAGTTCTATCCATCTGGATGGAAGAGCGTGAGGCTGAAGATAAGAAGCGAGCCAAGGCTTAGGCTTCTTGCGGTTGTTTGCGGCGCCTTAGTGGCGTCTTTTTTTGTGGGCTCGCCATCTGGCGGGCCCTTTCTATTGGTGGCGCAGCATGTCAACTGAAAACCAAAAATTCGGCTTCACTGTTGCTGCTGAGAACGAGGCCTCTCAGACCTTCCAGCAGATCGGCAATGACGCCGACAAGATGGCCAACAAGGTCAACCAAGCCGGTCAGAAGGCAGCTGAGGGCGTGGGCGCCATTGGCGACGGTGCTGAGAATGCGGCGGAAAAGCTCACCCGGGCGGAGAGTCGCATTGCTTCTGCAATGCGGAAAGCTACCGACGAGACGCTGCAGGCCGCCCAGGCAGCAAAGAGCCTGTCTGGAAGCTTTGAGCTCAAGATGGATATGCGGGGCATGGACGCTTCGCGCCTGCAGCCCTATATCAAGGCCCTGCGGGACGCAGAGAGCGAGCTGTCGGTTTTCAAGGCCGCAGAGGCGGAGGTGGGCCGACAGAACGTGTTCGCTGAGAAGCACCGCCAAGCCCAGCAGCTTGCGAAGTCCGCCGAGTATGTTCGCTTCTGGAACGAGGAACTGGACCGCATGGCGGCCGCAGAGAAGCGCGCTGCCAGTGAGAACGCATTTCTCAACTCGTTACGTGAGCAGTCGAGTGCTATCGGCAAGACTCGCGCCGATCTTCTGGAGTTGCAGGCAGCGCAAATGGGTCTGACAGCCCAAGCTGCGCCCATGATCGCAAAACTGCGTGAAGCAGAGAGTGGAGTTGGTAAGGTCGGTATGAGTGCGGCCGCCATGAGTGCCGCACTGCGCAACGTGCCCGCACAGTTCACGGATATCGTGGTGAGCTTGCAGGCCGGCCAGGCGCCGCTGACTGTGTTGCTGCAGCAGGGCGGCCAATTGAAGGACATGTTTGGCGGAGCAGGGAATGCGGCCAAGGCGCTTGGCGGTTATGTGCTTAGCCTTGTGAATCCTTTCACGGTAGCTGCGGCTGCGGCTGCGACCCTGGGTCTTGCGTACTATCAAGGCCACCAAGAGCAGGTTGCCTTTGTGAAGGCACTCACCCTGTCGGGCAATGCAGCAGGCGTGACGACCACGCAAATGACGGAATATGCGCGGCAGATTGACGCTGTGGTGGGTACTCAGGCGCAGGCGACTGCGGCTCTTGTGGCCTTCACGCAGGCTGGTGTGACTGGTGCGGACCAGCTGCGCAAGTATGCGCAGACTGCCATAGAGTGGGAAAAGGCAACCGGGCAGGCTGTGGGTGACACGGCAAAGCAATTTGCGGACCTGCAGAAAGATCCATTAAGTGCTGTCGTCAAGCTCAATGAGGGGATGAATTTCCTCACAGCTGATGTGTACGAGCAGATCAAAGCCCTCAACGATCAAGGCAAGTCTGCCCAGGCCTCAGCGGTGGCAATGGATGCGCTGGACAGCGCTATGCGCGATCGAAGCAAGACCATAAAGGAAAGCCTGGGATACCTGGAGCGTGCGTGGAACGCCATCAAGGGCGCTGCTGCTGACGCATGGGATGCAATGCTGAACGTGGGTCGCCCCAATACGATCAATGATCGACTGGGTGCTGTGCGCAAGGAGCTCAACTCGCTCATCGATCAGCAGGGCTGGGGCGAGACTGGGGGCGGAGCTGCAACTGGCCGCGTGACTGCGGAGACTAAGCGTCGCGTGCAGGAGCGGATCGAGGCTCTGCGCGCTGAAGAGTGGCAGCTGGAGAACAATGCCGCGGCTGAGCAGATGAATGCCGCAGCCAAAGAGGTGTCTGCCAAAGCCACGCAGGCTTCGATCAAGTGGCAGGAAACCCTCGACCAGCATCTGACTAAGTCGGAAAAGCTGACTCGGGCTCTGGCTGCCGCTCGGGAGGAGTACAACAATAAGCTGTCATTCGTCCCCCAGGATGACCTCAAGAAGCGCAGCGAATTGGCGCAACAGCTCGCCAAGGTCGAGGCCAGCATCCGCGACCAGTACAAGGAGAAAGGCCCGAGCAAGACTGGCGGCGTCAGCATGAGCGACACCCGTCTTTCTGGTCTTGAAGCTCAGCTAGAAGCGGCCCGCCAGTACGGCAAGCAGCTGCAGGAGCTGGGTCTCGCGGCAAAGGACCTGAACGCTGGGGAGCGCGAGTCGCTGAAGATCTCCGCCGAGATGGAGAAGGCGACCGATGCGAAGACCGTCGCCAAGCTTAAAAACGCCAAAGCGACTGCAGAGGAGTTGGGCGCGCAGCTGCGAAGCAATGAGACCTCCGAGGAGGCGATGAAGGCCAAGGATGCCCTGATCAAGGGCATGTATAAGAGCGCTGACGCGACCGCAGAAGAAGCCGCTCGCTTGGAGGCATCGTTGAGCGTCTACGGCAAGGCCCGGGTTGAAATCGAGCGCATGACGTTGGCCAAGCTGCAGCAGCAGAAGGCGGACATGGGCTTGATCGCCAATCGTGAGTACATGGCTGCGTTGGACAAACAGATTTCGGGTCAACAGGCTGTGATTGCAGGCCTAGAGAAGCTGGACTTCAAGAAATTCAGCGAGACCATGGGCAAGTCGCTGGACGCCGCCAAAGAAGAGTTGGCCCTTCAACAGGAGGGAATTTCTCTTTTGGGGATGGATGAAGTGGCCCGCCGCAAGATTCTGGCCGTTCGCAAGATCGATCTGGAGGTTGCCAAGCAGATCGCTGAGGTGGAAAAGACCAAATACAGCGACAACAGCGATGATAACGAGCGCGAGAAGGCGGCGCGGCGCAAGCTGATCTGGGAGAAGTCCGAGGTGGACACCCAGATTGCTATCGGCAAGATACAAGAAGAGTATGCGCTGCAGAACGCCGAGAAATACAACGACATCTTCCGTCAAGGCTTCGCTGACTTCGTAAACAACGGCGCTGATGGCCTCAAGGCCTTTGGCAAGTCGCTCAAGACCACCATCTTGACTTCTGCGTCCGACGCCCTTTACCAGGCATTCGCGCAGAAGTTCGTGATGAATATCGCCGCGAACGTCACGGGTTTGATAGGTGCTGGTGCAGGCTTCCTTGCAAGCTTGTTTGGCGGCGGATCTGAAGGTTCTGCCGGCGGCAATGTTGGGAACCTCATCAGTGCTGGATCGACTGGCTACAGCCTGTACTCCGGCCAAGGTCTTGTGGGACAGGGGTCGCGCTACTTGGCCAACTTGGCGGGGTGGGGCAGCGAAGCTGCGCCTGCAGCGGGTTACGCAGCACCAGCAGGGGCCGGCTTTGCAGAAGGTGCGGGTGGAGCGGCAATTCCAGAGGCCTCCTGGGCTTCCAGTGCATCCGAATGGGTGGCGGCTGGCGGCTGGGTCATGGCTGTGCCGCTGATCGCAGCCTATCTGGGTGGCATGTTCAAGGAGGAAAAGCAAGTCGGCAGTGGCATTACTGGCGAGCTGGGTGGCGACCTCTACGGCTACCAATTGATGCGAGAAAGCGGCAGCTTGTTTGGCGGTCCGAAGTACCGCTATCTGGTGGCCGAAAAAGAGATCGAGAAGTCCAAGGCTGAAATCGAGCGCCTCAAAAAGGAGATCGCCGACAACCCGACCGATGCGCGAAACGCTTACCGTGAGCGCCAAATCCAGCAGCAGTACAGCCGCTTGGACATGCTCTCGCAGTACGACGGGGCCATTGAAGGTTCCAAGGGCCCGATCAAGATCTTGCAGGATGCCTTCAAGGGCATGCGTGAGGACACAGCCTCTCGGGCTGATAGCTTGGGCCTTGATGGCGACGCGATTCGGGCCATGAAAGTGACCCTGGGCCTGGACGAAATCCACCCAGACACCGGCGGCAAGGGGCTGAACCTGACGGGGCTTTCGCAAGAGGAGGCATCGGCAAAGGTGCAGCAAGCGCTGGCGCAGGCCAATGAGGAATTGGCGCGCTCGGTTCTTGGCAAATGGGAGGAGCAAACCCGCGAAGTGACCCGCATGCAGTGGGATAGGGTCGAGTTGCCATCCGATGGCGACACCCAGCAATACGGTATGGTGGGCCGCGAGGTGACGGAGACGATCACCGAGCAGGTATTCGTTATGAGCGAGTACGTGCGTGCAGGTGAAACGGCTGTGCAGGCGCTTACCCGCCTATCTGACTCTCTGTACAGCGTGAACTCGGTCTTCGACATGCTTGGGCTCACGCTCATGGATACGTCGCTGGCCGGTGCTGATATGGCCTCGGACATCATCGATGCCTTTGGGGGCGCTGATAAGTTCACGGCTGCGACCAGCAACTACTACGACAAGTTCTACACCGACCAAGAGAAGGTGAAGAACCAGACGCGACTGCTCAACGACCAGCTCAAAAAGCTGGGAATCGAGACCATGCCGGCCAGCCGTGAGGCGTTCAAGGAATACATCAACGGGATCGACAAGAGCACGGAAGAGGGCCAAAAGCTCTTTGCCAGCTTGCTGGGTCTCGTGGATGTGTTTGACATGATCTACACCTCTGCGGAGAACATTGCATCGCTCAAGGGCGATCTGCAGATTCAGCTGCTGCGCGCCAAGGGCAACGATGCGGAAGCAACCCGCCTGGAGCGCGCCAAGCAGATTAAGGAGCTGGAGAAGTTCAACGATCCAGAGCTGGTGAAACTGCAGGTTGAGATCTGGGACACCGAGGACAAGGCCAAGGCCGATGAGGCCGCCAAGACGCTGGCCCAGCAGAACCTGCAAGCCGCCATCTCCCGTGAAAAGGAGTATTGGAACCAGTTTGCAGCGGACGCAAAGGACGCCTTCACAAAGGCGTCCAGCTATGTGGACCTGTTCAAGGGCAGTGCCAAGTCTCTGCGTGCGAGCGTGGATGACATGGCGAACTCGCAGGCTGCGGCCGGCATGGTGTACATCGAGCAAGCGCTCGAGAACGCGCGCCGAGGCCTTGGCTTTGGAGACTACGACCAGACGCAAAGCGCGATCAATGCAGCCACTGGCGGCCTCGTCATGGACAACTACGCCACCCAGGCGGAGCTGGACTATGACAAGAAGGTTCTTGCTGGCCAGTTGGACGAGTTGGGCGAGTTCGCGGAGTTGGCCAAGACCGATGCGCAGAAGCAAATCGACTTGGCAACCTCGCAGCTTAAGCGCCTGGACGATATCCAGACCTTCTGGCAGACCTTTGGTGAAGATCAGGTGGATGCGACGCTCAGCGTTACAGATGCCGTCAATGCCCTCTATAAGCTCCTGGACCCCAAGGAACAGGAGCGGATTAAGAAGGAGGAGGCTGCAAAGGCTGGGCTGGGCGGCGCAGGCACACCAACCGGGAGCGGCTCGGGTGGAGGCTCAGGCGCGGCACTCGGTGGAACGGTCTCCGGCACGGCGGGGCGCCGAGTAATCGGCTTCACGGCAGACGGTCGGGCCATGTGGTCGGATGGCACTGTCGAAAAGTATGCCGCAGGGCAGTCTGAGTACGACGGCCATTTGATGATCGGGTCAGGCAACTTGACCGCCGAGCAGTGGGCAGCCATGCAAGCCGGCCAGAACGTCTACGGCAGCGGCTGGGACTGGGATGCGAAGCAAGGCCTGTGGGTGAAGCGCAAGTCATTTGCCGTGGGTACGAACTATGTGCCCTACGACATGACGGCGAACATCCACAAGGGCGAGCGGATCATTCCAGCGGCCGAAAACCGTGCGCTGATGGAAGCAGTTCGCGGCCAGTCTCGTGGTCCAGATACGGCTGCAGGGGCTGCGCGTGTAGAGGCCATTCTCTTGCGCGTGGAAGCTGTAGTAGTTTCGGTCAATGAGCATGCTCGCAAGCTGTCCGACAACTTGGATCGCGTGACCAATGGCGGATCGGTAATAACCGCTGAGGTTGTGAACCGTATTCGCGTTCAACAGTAGAAAGGAAGGGGCATGGCAATTGTCTTAGTCCCCATCCCCATCACCGATGCAGCGTTTCGCCCGGGCTCCGTGCCTGAGGTGGACGCTACAGCTGGTGAGGTGGCATGGACATCGGGTCAGGTTGTGGCAGTGGGTGCAGAGCGCGTTTATCAGCGGCGAGTGTGGAAGTGTGCAGTGGTTCCCGCTGACGCGACCGTGCCGCCAAACATCGACCAGCGCGCCTGGGAGGATATGCGGCCCAGTAATCGCTGGGCGCCTTTTGATAACGAAGTACAGACCGCAGGGGTAGGGCGCAAGGGGTCGGCCAAATATGTGCTGTTCATGCGTTTTGTCTCTGGAATAGCTGTGCACAACCCTATTGGCAACCGGCTCACCTTGACCGTCAGGGATGCGGACACTGGGGAGGACTTGAGCCCGCCCATCGACCGCTCGCTGCGCGCCTCAAGGCCTTCGCTCTGGAACTACCTCTATGGTCCCAAAACGCCAGTAACCAGCTTTCGGGTGGATGGGATCACACTTCGCCCCCGAGTGCTGGTGACGCTGGAGGTGACTGGCGGTGCGGCAGACGATGTAGGCGTGGGTTTCTTCTCGATTGGTTCATGGGTGACTATGGGCCTGTTCACGGGTCGGCCTGGTGTTCTGTACACGGCGAGGGCAGAAGTCGTGAACTACACCACCAGGACAGAAGGGGTCGATGGGCGATACCGTCAGGTCCCGCGCGGCAGTGCCACGAATCTGACGCTTCCCGTTGCAATCAATCCCGAGGACGCAAACCGCATCTGGTCAGCGCTGGTGCAGCTCAAGGACACGCCCGTTTCAGTGTTTGCGAGCCGGCAGGAAAAGTTTCGCTATCTCAGCTCGGTCGGTTTTGTGACTTCGGATCTGTCGCCTGAGAACCAGGCCATTACCAAGGCCAACATCTTTGTGAAAGGGATTGTCTAAATGGCAACTCCAGTACCTCCTATTGACCCCCAATTGCCACCGTTCCCAGGGCCGAACACGCCCGAATCGGCATATGACGATATGGCATTTGATTGGGGCTCGGCCATGCCTGGCTTCGGAAATCGAATCGCGGCAATTGGCCAAAATGTTTATAACAATGCTGAGGAAGCAAGGCTGAAGGCCCTCGCAGCTGAAGGATCTGCCGAGGCGGCAGCCGCACGCCTGGTCGATGTGCAAACAGCAGCAAATGGCGCCTTTGCAGCAGCGAACTACAAAGGGGAGTGGTCCACTCTCTCGGGAGCGCTGAACGTGCCAGCCACAGTCACCCACCAGGGGCGCCTGTGGTATCTCAAGCTGAACCTGGCCAACGTGACCACACAGGCCCCGGCCCTGGGGTCCACCTATTGGGGCGAGGTGAGCCGCAACGATTTCACGGTGCTGCCTTGCCCTGCTGGGACGACAAATGCGGCGGACCGTGGCTTGTATCGGATGACTTCCAGCACTTCGGTGCTGCTGCTTCCTGCTGCGCCTTGGCACGGGATGGTTGTGGCGGCCGCGAATGTCTCTGGAACGTTGACGCCGGTGATCTCGCGCAATGGCAAAACCATCTGCGGTGATGCTGAAAACTTCACGATGAATGTTCTGGGTTTCCAGATCGTGTTGCAGTACGACTCCATATCCGGAGATTGGATGCGGGTTTCTGGCCTGACGGCATTTACAGCCGCGCAGCCCGCTATCGGGACCTCCAATATCTGGACAGCCTCCCAAAACTTCACGGGCGGGCTGAATATGAACGGCATCCCGATTGTGGAGAGAGGTAGTAACTCGGATGGGGAATATGTGAGGTATGCAGACGGAACGCAATTCTGCTCGAAAATCCTGACCATAAATACAGCAATTTCCAACAGCGATGGAGGTGGGGTCCTCTACAGCCCCGCCGTTAATCTTGGCGCTTTCCCCAAAACTTTCTCGCCACAAGCCCCGTCCGTAAATTTGACCGTCTCTGGCGGCGCTGGAGCTTTTATAACTAGCGGCTCGATGCCTCAGACGACTACAAGTTGGGGAAATTGCTTTGTGTCCTCTGGCGCGTCTCGTGCTGCGACCAACTATTACATATCGTGCCTTGCAAAAGGCAATTGGTTTTGATTAGGGGATGACATGGCTAATGCGGCACAACTTGCTCAAACAACCCTTGCAGCGCCTTTTACAGGCGGAGTTTGTGATCTGTCTAAGAGGACCTACTTTGCTGACACAGTATCAGGTGCAATTGTTTTCTCATTTGTGAACAGACCGGCCGACTGCATGATGTTTGAAGTGGAGGCAAATCTGGTTTCTGGAACAATGACCTGGCCTGCAAATGTGAGATGGGTATGGGGTGGTGGGCTTCCTCAAAATCTCCAGACTGGGAAGATTCATCTTTTCCAGTTCAGGCGGCCCCAATCCACTGGAACCGATCAATGGCTCGGGTCCTATCAGGGGAACTATTGAAATGGCTCATAGACCATTCCTTCTAAAAGGCCCGGTGTACATCACCATTACAGCCAGCGTCAGGAGCCCGGACATCCGAGCTCTTGCTATTTCTGCGGGTTGGGTTGGCTACGAACCGCTGTATTGCACCATCAACGCGGGAGTGGATGTAGCGGCGCTCAGCATTGCAAATATCCCAAGCGGCCTGCTCACCATCATCAATCGCGGGCGAATTGGCGCAATGGTTGGCGGCGCCTTTGGACTCTACACCCGAACCTTGATCAATATCGACAATGCGGGCGGCACGATCTTCGGCGCCGGTGGCGCAGGTGGGACCGGCGGATCCTTGCGCATTCAAAACCCTAACTCACCCTCGTACTACGCCGCAGGTAATGGTGGAGCTGGAGGGGCAGGAGCTGGCTTCACTACCACCAGCACACTGACTTTGCAGCCTGCGGGCAACGGCGATTCTGGGCAATCCGAGACGCTTGGAGGCTCCTCGGTCGGTGGCATTGGCGTCTCAACAGGCGGACGCGGGGGCAATGGAGGGGCCATTGGCCAGCCTGGTGCAAACGGTGAATCCGGTACTGCATCGGGCAACTACAACCTGATTCAAGTCTTCTCACCAGGTGCAGGGCAGCCCGCAGGCAACTATGTGGACGGCAACGCCTACATCAACTGGCTCGCCACAGGCACACGCCTGGGCAATGCAATCTAAAGGGTCAACATGTACATCGATAAAGAAACAGGCGACTACCCGCTGAGCCCGGCGGACATCATCTCCAGGCACGCCCACAACATGTCTTTTCCCGTGCCCTTTGAGGCGCCGGAGCAGTATGCCCTGGTAGCGCCGGCAAACCCGCCCGTGTTCGTTCAGGCGACCCACAAGGCCGTAGAGCTGGCCCCAGCGCAAACTGAGGAAGGCTACCTGCAGCAGTGGGAAGTCGTACCGCTGAGCGCTGAGGAGCTGGCCCAACGGGAAGCCGAGCGCCTGGCAGCCGAGCAGGCCGCCCGGGATGCTGCACGGGTGACCGTGACCAAGCGCCAAGCCTTGCTTGCGCTGTTCGACCTGCGGGGCATCAAGAACGAGGACATCGAGGCGCAGATCAACCTGATCCCCGATGAATTCGACCGATACCGGGCCCTAGTGGATTGGCAAGGCTCGGCGGCCATCGAGTCCGACAGCCCCACGGTTCTCAAGCTGGCGGCAGGCCTGAACCTGACCGAGGCCGATTTGATGGAGCTGTTCGGCTACGCCGAGACCCTGTAACCCTCTCCACAACACACAACACAACCCGCTTCGGCGGGTTTTCTTATTTCTGAGGGAGTGTCTCAATGCAGAGCACAGATATCAGCATGCCCATTGCAAAAGCGACAAGTGCGGTGACGTTGGCCACGGCCGCTCAAGCCGATGTGGCGGACAAGATCGCCCAGGCGGCGACCGTCAATTCCAGCTTTGAGACTTGGTTCTGGGTGAACTCCATTCCGTGGGGAACCATCGCTTCTATCGTGGCGGCGCTCTATACGGTGCTGCTCATCTGCGAGTGGTTCTGGAAGAAGCTATGGCGTCCGGCGTTCGAGCGCTGGGGCTGGATCAAGCCGCGCAAGACTCGGATAGTCCTGTTTGAGGACTACCAAAAAATGACTGAAACGCAGAGGGCCGAGCTATGAGCCGCGTACCTGATGCCCTGCGTTCTGGCCTGATGGCCCTGGCAGTCCTGACTGCAGGAGCCGGCGGCTACGTTGCGCTCGAGCGCGACAAGGCTGCCGCCCAGGCCATGGCCGAGCAGAACCAGTACATCCAGGCCGTGGCCGCTGATGCCGGCACATCGCAGGCGGTCAAGATCGCCATGGTGATGGGCAGCTACTACGAGAGCAGCTACCGCCACATTGGCACACCCTACGTGGACAAGCTGGGCAAGGGCCAGCCGCTGACCGTCTGCAACGGCATCACCGGCCGCGCCGTGGTGGCTGGTCGGTACTACACGCCGGCCGACTGCTACGCCCTTGAGCGCAGCCGCTACCTGGCAGCCGAGCGCACTGCCATGGGCATGTTCCGCCTCTGGACTACCTACACGCCTCTGCAGCAAGCCGTTTTCATCGACTTCATCCACAACAAGGGCGAGGGCGCGCTGTACACCTCGACCCTGCTGCGGAAGGCTAATGCAGGTGACGTGGTGGGCGCATGCCGCGAAAACCCGCGCTGGAACCGTGGCACGGTCAATGGGGTGTCTGTGGTGCTGCCCGGCCTGCAGGCCCGGGGTGACGCCAACGGCGAGATCTGCGGGGCAGGCTTATGAACCTGCAGATAAAACTCATCTTGGCCGCCGTCATCGCGGCGCTGGCCTTCTCCGCCGGCTGGGTGGTCAAAGACTGGCAGGCCAGCAAGACCATCGCCGATCTGCGTGCCGTGCAGGCCCAGGGCAAAGCCACCCGTGCAGAAGCCGCCCGAGCCGACGAAACCCAAACCGCGATCAAGGAAAGCAAGCATGCCCAAGACACGATCTACAACGCCGACCGCCTGGCGAACCTCAAGACTGGCATTGATGTTGATGTGCGCGCTGAGCTTACCCGCGCTGAGCGCCTGCACCGCGACACCGATAGCAGAGCCGCCACTTATCGTGCGCAAGCCCAAGCCGACGCCGCTGCCCGAAGCGATCTTGCAGATAAAGCGGCAGCCCTCGACCGACAGCTTGCACAAGGCCTCAGCGTGGTCGCAAGCCTCGGAGGCGACCTTAAGCGACGGGATGCCGAAGTAGCCGCGCTATGCGACCAGCTGAACATCGAGCGCCGGCTGAGCGGAGACGACAGCGACTTGGCCTGCAGCCAGAAATAGAAATAGCCTCCCCGGCGCCACTTAGGCACTGGGGAGGCTGTTTTTCCGTTTGTGCGCAAGTATTAAGGGGTTGAGCTGCTGAGCAACGTTTTCTTCTGCTGATCGAATTCTTCAGCGGTCAGGACGCCCTGATCGCGCAGGGTCGCTAGCTTAGACAATTCGTCAGCGATAGAGTTTGATGGAGAGTTGGTTGAAGGTGCTGTGAACGCCTTAGGCTGCGTGGCTGAGATTGCCCGCAACGATTCGAGTTGCTTTTCGTGCTCTCGTTCGCGCTCTTTGGTGCGGTAGTACTCTTCACGTTGGCGTTCGGAGTACTGCTGGTTCTCTTGAGCAAGATCCCTCATGATGAGAACAATGATCAAGCCAAGCAGAGGAGACATGAAAAAAGACAGGAGGAAAAAACCCCACCCGCTTCGACCCCTAGAAGTCGCCAGAGAAGCGACTCCCCAGCTCAACAGCCCCCAGAAAACGAGAAGAAGAAAAAGCTCCAAGATAAATGCTCCTATGACCTTTTGAAGGATTTGGTTACATCATCATAGTTGAAGCGTATGGCACATGCCAACTGCACCCGCATCATCGTTGTTCAGAATGGGACATCAGGCGCAATGCTGTCGTACAGATCCTTGTCCACTGCGACCGAAACCGAGTGAAGCACCATCGACCCCAGGACCGGCATGGCCTCCGGCCGATCCAGATTGATTGCATCCCCACGCCCATGTTTCTTGGTCTGGGACCAATC